TTATGTAATTAAGGCTAATAATAAAACCAGCCCAGACCATTACACCTAACCTTATAAACGTTCCAAGTATCTCTAGCTGTTCTTCTTTATCTTCAAATTTTTCTTTAATTTTCTGTAGAGGATTTTTAGATTTTTGCTCTGTCATAGGTTTTTAATCTATAATAGCTGTAGAACAAGGTTAAGAAAAGTGATAGAAGTAGTAGCAGCAGTAGGTGGGGCAATGTTAACGGCCTGCTTTGTCTCGGTCGGATCTATAAGTTATCGAGGCAGACAATCAAGGGATGACTTAGTAAGGAATACAACAGCAATAGAATTATTAACAGACAAAATAGATAATATGCACGACGATATGAAAGAAGTTTTTCATAGATTGAAAGAGGTTGAACTGGCTGTTGCAGAAATAAAGCCTAGAAGGTAATAAAAGGCCACCTATGCTTGGCAATGGGGATCAGGTAGCCTAGATGACCATATTAAATTTAACGTCTACAATATGTTTGTAAAGCAAAACAAACTATGTACAAAATTCTAAAGCCTATACTATTACGCTTTCTTTCTACTACAGGATGCAAAAGGTTAATTATTGATTTATTAAGAGCTATTTGTAAACAAACTACAAACACATTAGATGACAGGGCTGTTGATTTGTTAGAGCAAAAACTATTTCCTAAATTAAATTAGACAATTAAAAGCCCCTGTTAAGGGGCTAATGATAAGCAGAAAAACAAGAAAGACGTCCATCTAAAGGGGCTTATCTAACCTAAAGGCGCAGACTTGTTTTTTTTATTATAGTCGGGAGATAGATCAAGTCCAATACTTGCCCTGTTTTTCCTAGATGAGTAGGTGTTGTATAACTTTCAAGTTAGGAAATCTTGCAACCCAACTATCAGGCTTCCCGACTATATTTATTTATTTACCTCCTTACAAGCTAGTTCTATACCTGCATTACAATCTGTAACTGTCATGTCATATAGAGTTGATGATAGGGCTGTATAAAACAACCCTGTAGTGGCTAGTATCATTAAAAAGTTTTGCATTATGCTACCTCCTCTTTTTCTTCAGCTATTGAATCAAAACATTCTTCTGAAATCCAGTATAAATCTTGACCCCAGATAGCCTTTTCAGCAGGTGTATCACCTCTTACTTCTATTTCTATAGCAGATTTTTTTGCAAGTGAACCTACAATACCTTTAAGTTGATTAGTAGTTAAACCTAGTAATTCTTTAAGTGGTTGTACATCTTCCCAATCTAGTAATGTAAATGCAGGGTCAGTATCGCTGTACAAACCTTTAACATAACAATTAATAGAAAAAAGATTCATTACTTGTTTTTCTAAATCTGTAAAAGTAAATTGAGTTTGTACTACTTGTTTTTTTTCTGTACACCATTCTGTACCATTAATAATTCTGTCTAAATTTGGGTGTGTCTCAGGTAATGCTTGAGTCATTTGGAAAACCTCTCGGTGTTGTGTACTCTTTTAATATATATCAAGGGTATACCCCTGTCAACTTCTTTTAGGATATTCTTTTATATATTCTTGTATTTTAGATTTATAATATTTCTTTTCTGTTTTATTTCCTAAAAAATAAAAATATCTACGCTTACTTTTTTGCGGTATAAATTTTGCATCAGGAAACATTTTTAGTATTTCTTCTTTTTTTTGCGTACCTAGTTTTTGTCTTATTGATCTTGCACCATACAATTTACCTTTTATTTCTACACCAAACCTGTCATTATCTCTATCATTAACTTTAGGGTTGTTTTCTCTCATAGACCCTATATATGTAAAATTACAGGCTTGGTAGATAGTACCTATTTCACCTGCTAATTCATCAACAGTTGCAGTTACTACTTTATATTTACTAGGTAACATTTTCATACTTTGTGTTATTAACTTACTAGCACTATGTGGGTGTGACCAATGAACACAAGCACCTCTACTAAGTAAAATAATTTTTCCTGTATAATCAAATTTATCCCAATGTCCTAAGTTTTCACTATATTCTGTGCTATATACAACCGCACCACCTAAATTACCTTCAAAATATATGCCATAACAATACTGAACCATAGCGGGCATACATTGTAGCCATTCATATCTTTTTATTAAATTAGTAGCTGTTCTTACGTCTATTTCTTGTACAACTGCTTTTTTTATATCTGTATCTACATTTTCCCACCACCTACCAAAAAGGTTATGTGCATCTTCTTTTTCCATCTGATCTTTTATTAACTTCTGATGTGCAATCATTTCATTAATCTTGCATATTGTTCAATAGTCATAACAACACGCCAGTTATCACCTTCTTTACAACCTGGTCTTTTATTAAACCTGACCATAGTAATAGCGTGTTTAGCATTAGCGTTGATTCTTTGTTGTTCTGCTTCTCTAGGCTTTTTTAATACTGCTTCACTTTTGTTTTTATAGTCGCACACCTGTACAACAGTATCAGGAATACCAACAAGGTCTCCTTTATCTTTATCCTGACCTGCACCAAAACGTCTTTCTACAATATGTCCTGTTGCTGCTGTTAAATATATACAGGCTTCTCTTTCTGCCCTATCACCTTTGTTTTTTTGTGGGTTCATTTTTCTAAATCATTAATTTGTGTTTTTATCTTTTCATATTCAACTACATATTCCTTAGTTTTAAATTCTGATTCATGGGTAAACATAAACCTGTCATTAAGTTGACCTAATTGTTTATACAAATTTTCTATCATTTGTAATTTCTTTTCTCTAAATTCTTTTGTCAATTCATCTTCTTTAGGGTTTTTAGTCCATTCAGCTACTAAAGTAATTAATTCTTTAATGCGTTTAAACGCCTGTTCTACACGTTCTGTCGTTTTCATCTAATTGCCCAAGTAAAGCCTGTATCTATTTTAATAGCAATACCTTCTTCTCTTTCTTGTTGTTCTCTATCTTCTATAGCTGTAGCAATATCTTTTTTATAACCTACTAACTCTTTACTATATTTCCACTTTTCTGGTTTGCGTTTACGTGTAGCCTTTACACCTTCAATGCTAAACGTGGATTTTATAAGATTTTCTTGAAAATACTTTTCTAAAACCATTTTCTTTTCAGTAATTTGTGTATCTAATTCTTTTTTTTGCAGTTGTAAAACTCTTAACTGTCTTAATAACTGTTCAGGTTGTATGTTCATAATTAAAATGTAAATTCTGAATATTCTTGTGGTTTCCAATCATCAGGCAAATGATATAGCCATTCAAGAAAAATTCTTGCAGTTTCTATAACCTGACTATCATCAAATTTAGATAGCCATTCTGCCATTTCGATTGCTTCTAGTTCTTCTTCAAAACTCATAGCTTTACTTGGTAAAGAATAACAGCTTTTACACAGTATGGGGTATACCCTTTAGTTATGCAAGCTATATTTTTATTCTAGTTGTTTATCTAAATATATTGTTCTAGCAGATTCATAATCAAACATACATTCAGCAGGGTTGTATTCCTGTGTTTTTATTCCATCTGGTGTTATATAAATTACTCTGCAAGTAAATAAAGTTATAGATGGATAGTTTTGATATAACAAAGAAACATAACCACCCATCTGTAACCTATGGTTTTTCTTTTTGTATTTAACCTGTGTTTTAAAATCTGCTAAACATAATGCACCAGTTTCTTTATGTTGTAAAACTGCATCTAAACTACCTGCTATATCTCTTTTCCTATCAACCATTCGTAATTCATTAGCAATACAATCCCAGGTATTCCACATACGATAATTTATTAAATGTTCTACCCATTGTCTATATTCTTTTGCATAAGCTAATGCCATATTTTTATCTTTTGTTTCACACCATATCTGTGCAGCCTCATGTATAGCTGTACCACGTATTGCAGCCTGTTCCATATTCTTACTAACAAAATCAGATGTTCTAATAACATCACTAATAGACCTGGCTACATAACATTTACGTTTTAAGTCGTAATACTTATGGGGTTCTGGGTAAAACTCTACAAATGGATCTTGTACAAGAATATCTTTAATTTCGCTTTTCATATTCCACAGGATCAAAGGTTATTTTACCTGTAAGACTATTCGTATATTTTGGCAATTTATGTAAAGGTAATGACGGCCTACCACCTGCCTTTGTACGTAAAATACGTTTCCATTTACCTGTACCTGTTTCTCTTTCATAACCCATTGCTAAGAACCAACCATCAGGCGGTGTATTTAGATCTTCTACTGTAATAAGACCTTTTTTTACCATCATACG